GATGCAGAGGCCACGTATGCTTCGATCTTCGCCAACGGAGTGTATCGCCTTATGCCGCATGAGTTTACGGGTTTCAAGGCTCAGGCCCGCAAAGCCGGTTATACGGTTCGCAAGGCTGTACCCGTCAAGCTGGACCTTTCGGCTGATGATCTTATCGCGGAGTTGATGGCATGAGCTTTGTCACCCGACAAGCAGCCCACTGCGACCAGTGCTCTCATGAGTGGCTGGTCGTTGGTGCGTCTACGCCCACGCACTGCGCTAAATGCAAATCCAGGCGTTGGAATCAGCAAGCAAAAACAGCCGCTTTGCCTGTTTACCACGACAAACAAATCAACCAAACGCGAGAGGATTTTAAAAAATGAGATATAAAGCTTTACTTATGTTCGTTTTAGTCGCAACACCTGTATCGCAAGAGAGCTTCAATCGATCTTCCCTCACCTTTATCCCCGACACCAAGATCGATGTACCCATGACCCACTCACCAAGACTCTACGCAATCTAGCCGCTCTCCCTGCTACAATACCACTTGCACACACATCACGCTAAGCAGGTAGACTCATAACGAGGACGCCATGCCTGATCCCAACCAAATCGGCTCACTGCAAAGACTGGCATACGCTCAGCCACAACCAACCAATCCCGTTAGCAAGTTCCTGGCTGATTACAACTCAGACGTGATCGACCGAACTCAGCCGCAGTCCTTGGGTTCAAAACTCGGGGAAACCATCTTTGACCTGCGTAACTCGTTAGGGCAGTATCACTTGCCACAAGGGGGATTGCTAAACGAGTTGAAGCGTCAGTTGCAGGGAAATCAAGTAATCGCCCCCATCAATCCAGGATTGCAGGACGCATTTCCTGTTCGCAGAGGTAGGTAAATGGCTGGTCGTCCATCAATTCCCTTCGATCAAGAGATAGCCGATGAAGTGTGTGAGCGTATAGCTACTACTCAGCTTTCTCTTGAGGATATCCTTTTGGAGATGCGGAACGGGGATTATCCCAAAACTCCTTCACTCAGAACAGTTTGGCGCTGGCTGGAATCGAACGAAGCATTTCGGCAGAGTTCCGTACGTGCGCGTGAAATTCAAGGTGATTATTTCGTCGATCTTGCTGTAAAGGAAGCATTTAGCTCGCGCATAGGCGAAATCAGCACGGAGAAAGAGTCAAAATCTGGTGGTACGTTTACAGAGACTCGGACTGCTGACAATGTGGAGCGATCTAAACTGATTGTGCAGACGCTACTTAAGCGAGCTGGGCAGCTGGCCCCGAAGAAATACGGCGAGAAGCTCGATCTGAACCACGGCGGTTCGGTTGGAGTGCAGCTTGTGAACGATGTGCCGAGGCCGGAGCGGAAGTAAGCGCGTGTGCATTTGAGACGCCCGTTTGTGTATACTTGATACATGAGTACAGCGTTTGTGGAGTGTTGGAAGTGTGACGAGTGCGGACACCGCTGGATCAAGGGTGAGACTTGGCCTTCCCACTGCGCTTCTTCAAAATGCCGTAAGCGTTCATGGAATAAGAATGGTGGGATAGTTCAAGGGGCAGAACTCCCGACTGGCGGCAACGCTTGTGGCGTGGCAGCTACCTGTTCGAATCAGATTCCCATCCCCAACTCAACTTTTGAGTATAGGAAGCGCATAGCACTCGAAACTATGGCAAGCCTAACGAGTCGCGAAGCGATTGCCAACCCTGAACCTGTAGAATTTTGTCGATATCGTGATAAGCCAAACGACTCAGGCGACATCCTTGGTTGTGGTTTGCCCATCGGCCACAAAGGCTTGCACGGTCGCTTTCGTAAGGTTGGAGACATTTGGGAATGATTACTGGCCCCGAACGCGCCGTCATTGATCTAAAAAAGTCCTACAGCCCCTATCCGATGCAGCGCAAGTTTCACGCTTCCCCTGCGCCCTATGGCTTTCTAGGAGGAGCGGCTGGCCCTGGCAAGCAATTGAGCCTAGATACGCCCATTCCAACCCCCAAGGGCTGGACGACTATAGGTGATATAGCAGTTGGGGATCGCGTCTTTTGTGAGTCTGGGGATGCGTGCTCGGTCACCTACATATCTCCAGTGACGAGCGACTCTGTAGCGTATCGCATTACCTTTGACGACGGCTCCGAGCAGACATGCTGCGCTGACCATCTTTGGGAGACATGGGATGCGGTCGAACTGGCCGCGCTCACCCGCTGCGATCCTGAGTGGCGTGCCCAACGTAGGGCCAAGCGTGCATCACGATCAACTGGCCGGCGTCCTTGGATGGCTGCGCTCAATGCGTCACGCGCTCCACAGTGCAAGGAGCCTCGACCATCGGTGCGTACCACGCAAGAGATCGCCGACACGCTGACGACAAAGAGTGGTCGAACTAATCATGCCGTTGCACTGGCTGGGTCATTGACGCTTCCCGCTGCTACTTTGCCTATCGACCCGTATACCCTGGGCGCATGGCTGGGCGATGGGAATAGCCAGAGTGGATTGATTTATGGCGTGGACGCCGAGGTATTCGATAACCTGGCCTATCCTGTGCGTGCTACCGGAGATCCTATCAAGTTCCGTGTCGATGGCTTGACGGCAATGCTTCGGCGGGAAGGTATGCTGGGAAACAAGCATATTCCGCGCACATACCTGCGAGCTTCCGCTGAGCAGAGGCTTTACCTTTTCCAAGGGTTAATGGACGCTGATGGATGCGCAGATGGCAAGAGCGGATTCTGTGAGTTCTGCACCATCCTGCCTGCGCTTGCGGTTGACGTGCATGAGTTGGCCATCAGTCTGGGCATAAAGGCTACGCTCAAAACGGGGCGAGCGACGATCAAGGGACGTGATTGCGGCGTGAAATATCGCATCTGCTTCACTACCGAACTGCCCATATTCCGTATCGCTCGCAAGCTGAAAAGACTGCCCAGCAAGCCGAGGCGAACCACGAAGTTCCGCTATATCGTTGGGGCCGAACGCGTGGATAGCGTTCCGATGCGCTGTATCGCGGTTGATTCTCCATCGCATCTCTATCTCTGTGGCCGGTCGATGATCCCGACGCACAACACTACCGCCCTTCTGATGGAAAATCTAATCCGCTGTAATGAGTTCAGCATGGAGGATGGTAAGCAAGTCCAAACGCTAATGCTTCGCCGGACGCAGCCGATGGTGCGAAACACGCTCATCACACGCTTTCGGGAAAAAATCGATGCATCGCTATACAAGAAGTTCAACGAGACGACACTGACCGTGACTTGGCACAACAATGCGGTCACTCAGTTTGGATCGATGCAATACGAGGCGGATGTTTATGGATGGCAAGGCCAGTGGCTCGACATCAACTACGATGAATTGTGTGATTTTACCTGGGGGCAGTGGAATAACATTGCTGCTTGGAACCGCTGTCCTGTGTCGCCCTACGCCCGTAGGCTGGGAGCTGGCAATCCGGTTGGAGTGGGGTCTACCTGGGTACGGAAAGTTTTTGTAGAGCATCGCCCATACGATGAGATGGACGCGAATCAAAAACGCGCCTACAAGCCAGAGGACTACGCTTACTTCCCCTGTACCTACCTCGACAATCCTATTTTCGCCAACGATCCGCAGTTCATTGCGGGACTAAACTCGCTCCCCGAGCGGCTGCGTATGGCTCTCATGGATGGCTCGTGGGATGTTACGGGCGGATACTTTACAGGCGCGTTTGATGGGGCGTTCAACGTAGTTCCTGACACGGATTGGAACCCGATGCCGTGGCATAGGCAATGGATCAGCGGGGATTGGGGATTCGAGCACTACACGGCACTCTACCGGCACTACATGGACGACTATGGGGTTATCCGCACTGGTCACGAAATGATGATTCAACACCATGACCCCGAGATGCTGGGAGAACGTATCGTTTCTTGGCTGGTTGATGACAAAGGCAAGTTTCCGAAGATTGCGGCGTTTCCGTTTTCGCATGATGCTTTTGCAAGTACGGCAACGAAGACGTTTGGCGCGTCTGTTAACAGTGTGGCTATGCGTCTGGGAGCAGTTTTGAAGCCCTACGGCATCCCGCTTCCGCTCAACTCAGGCAAAGACAAACTAGGCCGCGAACAGACGATGTACAACCTGCTACGCAAGGAGATTTGGGGGGGAGCAAAAGACGAGACAGGCCAAAAGCGCATGGTGCGGAACTGGCAGATATGCGAAGATTGCCCAAAACTGATTGATACGCTGATTGCAGCTCCCCGCGACGATAAGCGGCCTGAAATGATTGCCGAGTTCTCGGGTGATGACCCGTTGCAGGGCGCAGGCTATGGCGTATATCACATCGTTGGGCGACCGGCTGCGATCCCGCATGAAGAGAAATTGCGGCGTGAATTGGCCGCAACACCTGACCCAATGGCAAATTACTTGCTACAATTGCGCGAGAGTCAGCGTCAAGAGAAAGCAGCGAAAGGCGGCGAGTGGTGGGACGGGTAAATTGGAAACAGCGGTTACGCGCGTGGCTAATCGATATTGTTCGTGATGCCATCCGGTTAGAGCGTGAGGCTCAGGCGTATGCGGAACAGGTAAAGCGATCAGTGCAGCCGACTTCGCACATTCCTCTAGCGGTCAAACCAGCATCCAATGTAGTGACCACACCGATCGACAAGAGTTTTGAGCAGTTGGAACGCGAATCGATTACCGAACAGGAGAAATACTATGCCAATACCCAATGATGAAAAGCCGCAGGTCCACGTCGTCAACGAATCTCTGACCGACGCGCACCCAACCGGATACGTCCCGCACGATGCTTGTTTCGATCTGGACAAGGCGCAGTTAGTGACGATCAACCCCGAGAATACGGACGCCTACAATGAGTCCAAGAACCGCGTTGAGAGTGATGAGGAATCCAGCGGAATCGATGGCGCGGAGCCGAACGCATGGACTGAAACCGAAGGCCAAGGACTGACGGATTACACTCGAGTCTACGACCCCGAAACCAACACGGTTGCACCGGCTCCTGCTGAATCCGTTGAGTAGGTGATACACTTTCCACGATGCCACCTGAACTCAATACCGAAGATGACGTGAAAGAAGTAAAGCCCTTCGGACTCACGCCCTTAGTGGTGGAAGACTTGGGGCTTTATGCTCCGTTTGAGATGTCGCCCGAAGACATGTACGGGCCGGATGAACTTGGCACTGATTTGGTTGTGGCAATTAAGTCCATGACGGACGGCGCGGGTAAGTACGAGGACGCAGCGCGGATTTGGGAAGTCATTCAGGCTGCAGAAGCCAGGTTGTTTGATCGTGGCTATCAGTGGTTGACAAACACCAAAGACGGCGGGGGATGGGTGATTGCTGGTACTGGTGATTCCGGGGGTATGGGTGCTGGTGGAATCAAGCGCCAAGACAAAGATCGAATGTGGTCGGTCAACATCTACGGCGCACGAAAAGACAAGATCGTCGCTGCGTTGACCGTAAAAGACCCTGAACCTGAGTTCTTTGCCAAGCGTCCCGATTCGGCATTGGATCAACGTGCCGCTGATGAAGCGGGAAAATACAAGCACTTGTGGAAGCAGGCGACGAACGTCCGCAAGCTATGCGTCAAGGTCGGGGGTTTGTTCTACACCGATGATCGCGTGGCACTGATTACCGAGACGGTAGCCGATGCTCAGAGGTTTGGCGAGGAAGACGGTAAGCCGGGGATGCAGGAAGTCACCCGCGCTCTTGGAAAACTTGAGTTTCAGGTTCCGATGTCCATTGATGAGGACATGAGCCTTCCTTGGTGCAAGGCAATGCGCGAGATTGACCTTGCGATCGCCAAGGAAAAGTTCTCATGGATCAAGAACATTTCTGCGGGCGGTGGCGAAGGGAAGATCGACCGAACTTGCCGTTTGACAGTCCGCAACGCCGTCGCAAATCAGACGGGTATGACCTCAAATGCGACTGACCGCGCCTGCACTGAATCGACTTGGTGGCTGCGTCCTTCGCAGTATCGTGACGTAGTGGACGAAGAACAGCGTAAGATTCTGCGATCAACTTTTCCCGATGGCATGAGGATTGTCTACATTGGCGGGGAGTTTGCCTACTGCCGGAACGAGAAGATGGATGACTGCGTGATTATCCTCTACTCGCGTGATGGTACAGGGCAGAACCGCAGGGCGATTGGATCGAACAATCTGACGACGCAGAAGGTGTTGAACTACGATTACCGTCTGTTCAATCGCTACATGACGGCGACGGTTCCGCGTAAGTTCCACCGCAAAGACAAGATCAATTCTGAGGCATTGCAGCAGCAGAGAGATGATCCAGGATATTCCACGCCAGTAGATGCAGACGCTAATGAGGATATCAACACCTTTACCGGCACAGAGCAGGTTCCGCAGCCTCCCGCGCAGCTCATGGACTTTATCCAATTCCATGTTGAGGGATTGCCGGATACACTCGACGGCGCGAGTCCCTCGATGTTCGGAGATGCCACGAATACCGATACGGTTGGCGGTATTACGATCCAGCGCGATCAGGCTTTGCAGGTCTTTGGGACGCCGTTTAATGCGATGAATTGGGGTATCGCTATTTCGTGTGGAAACGCAGCCAAGTGGGCGGGAAAGAATCGCCAAGGCACAGCAAGCGGCATGGTTCCCGGCGTTGGGCGCATTTCTGTGGATATGGGCGCGTTGCAGGGCGACACCTACTGCTATCCCGAGGCAGACAGCGGTTTCCCCGAATCAGAGGCCGAGAAAGAACAGCGATTGAAAGACTTCATCGACGCCGGCGGCGTTTCTACAGTGGTTAACGCCTGCGGTGATCCGTGCAACTTTGAGGCCGCGAACCGCGCTACGAAACGGTTTGGTATTACGATCCCCGGTACTGATTCTGTCCGTAAGCAGCAGGAAGAGTTTGAAGTCATTCTGAAGTCCAAGCCGTTGCCTAACCCTGCGTTGTCTCAAGCTCAGTTGCAGATGGAGCAACTTCAGCAACGCGCGGCAACCGATCCGCAGGCGGCACAGGAAGCGCAGTCTCCCGAAGGCCAACAGGCGATGCAGCAGGCGCAACAGGCCATGCAGCAGATTCCGCCGCTTGTTTGCTCTGTTCCGGTGGAGCAGGATGCTTCCGTGAATCACGCGATAGAAGCGTCTATCTGCTTTGGCAAGATCAATAGCCCCGAGGGGCAAAAGCTTAAGCGCGAGCAACCTGATGTCTTTCAAAATCTCATGCTGCATTGGCAAGGTCACACGGATATGCAGGCGAAACTCTCGCCGCCTCCAGCTGCGCCCGAAGTGAAACCTTCTGTGACAGTGGCGGTCGATAAGCTGGGAGCAAATGCTCAGGTTGCCATGCTGCAAAAGGAGTATGGCATCACGGTTTCTCCTGAAGAAGTCGTGCCGTCACCAGATATGCACGAAGTAATACAGGAAAAAGAAGGCGTGGACGCTGGCGGCGTACCCACCAAGCAAAAAATCTCATATTCTGGAACACCTAACCCGTAAGGAGTGACCGACCGATGGCAGACGTACTCGACCAAATCGACCAGACCGAAGACACGCAGGACTTGGTATTTAACGACCAACAGACAGACGATGCGCCGGAACTACCTGACGACTCCGCGCAAAAACTGGACGCTGCCCCTGAAGACAAGATCGACGGGCGCAAGTTCAATCCCGAATGGTCAAAGGCTCTCAAGGAACTGCGCGAGTCGCGTCCTGAGCTTGCGGATATGCTCACGAAACTTCGCGACACCTACGGGCGTTACGGAGCCATCAGCGAGCTTGCTCCCAAGGGCGTAGAAGACATTCGTTCGTGGAAGACGACCATCGATGCCATCGGTGGCCCTGAGGCTGCTGCTGACCTGATGGAACGCACGGCGCAGATCGAGCAGATCGATTCGCGTATTGCTGCTGCTGATTTCTCTGTTGTGGGTGAATTGCCGGAAGACATGCAGCAGGGATTCTACAAAATGCTGCCAGACGCGCTCACGCATCTATCCCAGACAGATGATCGCGCCTTTGCTGCCATCGTTCAGCCTCACTTCAGCGCGGCTTTGGCTGCTACAGGGATGGAGCAGCATCTTCGCACGATGTATGCAAAAGCCGAGGGCAATCCAGAGGTTCAGGAGCTTATCAAGCAGCAGTTTGACTGGTTGCAGAATCAAGTCAAAGGCGCGGGCACGATGCCGAGCGGCACTAAGACTGTTGACCCGAAGGTTGCCGAGCTTCAAGCCAAACTGGACAGCTATTCGCAAAAGGACGTGGACAACTTCACTAAGGGCGTCACGGAAACGACGACCGCGCATATGGCGAAGTCTTTCACAGACAACGCTTCCGTGTACATCAAGCAAAAAAACCTATCCGAAATGCAACAGTCGGACTTGCGCGAGTCATACGATGCAAAACTCGTCGCCGTTCTGAGTGCAGACAAGGCTTTTCAGAAGCAATTGCAGGCATATGGTGCCCTGAACAAAAGCGGGAAGGCTGATTCTGCGACGGTCGCCAACTTTGTGCAGGCAAAGATCGATGAGGTATCGAAGAAGATTGTCGATGACCTAGTGGTGGCGCGTTACGGGAACGTCCGCACGATGCGTCAGCCTCCCGTTGCTGGCGCGACCCCGACAAGTGGCGGCGCAGTCCGTGTGGCACAAGCTCCGGATCAGTCAAAGTGGGATATGGACAAGATGACCGCGCTTGGCTATGAAAACACCGTCAAAAAGGGGCTGTTTCACCTGGCGGACGGGCGCACTGTGCAGTTGCAGAAGGCAAACTAGGAGGGATTATGGGGCGTTTGGATACCAAAGAGCGGAAGGCATTACCAAGCAAGGATTTTGCAGGGCCAGGTCGATCTTATCCGATAAATGACCCGAATCATGCACGGAATGCTCTTTCTCGTGTCAGTCAGAATGGTTCGCCTGAAGTCAAAGCAGAAGTGCGATCCAAAGTTCATGCTAAGTACCCGAATATCGGTTCAGGGAGCGAGCAGGGAACCGAGGGTGTGCAGCGCGAAACCGACATGGGTTCGATGTTGAAGAGTGCATTGGGCAAGAAAAAGAAGTGATAAAACAGAGCACAGAAAGATGGCATGGGAGGTCGAAGTAGCACTCAAAAAGTTGCAGAGAGATGCCCCTCTTGACATCCTGTGATATAAGTAATCTGTACAGTGAAGGGCTTCCGTAATCGCGGCGACTGACCCCGCAAGCGATGATGAAATGAAACAGGGGGTGCAATTCCCTCACATGCAAAGGCTGCCAAGCCCAAAACATGTTCTCCCTCACAGTGAATGGCACAGACCCGCGCTCCGGCGTGAATTCACTTTGAGGTTGAGACAATGGCTGGACCTATCACAGAATCCGCAGTCGAAGGCGTAGAAGTAGAAGTTTGGGCAGATACCGAACTCAAGAATTATCAGCCGTTCTTCAACGGCCTCTACAACAAGCTCATCAAGAACGGCGCGAAGAAAGTCCCTGTTGGTTTCATCACCAGCGGCGGCGGCATTCAGCGTGGCGCGTTCCGCGCCGGCTTCCGCGCACAGGGTGGCGGCAACTTCACTGCGCTGGCTCTGTCCACTCCTGGCAGCGTTCCTCCCATCCCTCGCGGTACCGCCTCGACGTATGATTCGTTCGCGGCAACCCCCTTTCAGTACCTTGGCGTGACTGAAATCGCATCGGACGCTATCGCTGCGGTTGCGGGTGGACGCGGCAAGATCAAGTTGCCTTCGTCCGAGATGGAATACTCTTCCGATTCGTTTATGAACGATATGGAAGGGCTGACCTACGGCGATGCTTCTGGCACGATTGACACAATTCCGGCAACGGGAACTGTCAACAATGCAACGGGCGGCGGCGCAAGTGGCTCGGCTACCTATTCGTCCATCATCGGCGTAAATGCAGCTCTGTTCACCGATCAGATGGTGATTCAGGTGTTTCCGGCTGTTGGTGGAACGGCTCGCGGATCGTTTACAGTGTCTTTCACCGATCCGGTTGCGGGTACGCTGTACTCTTCGACCGCTCTTCCGACTGGCACGGCTGTTGGCGACATTCTGGTCATTCAGGGTGGCACCGGCGCGGCTGGTTCGGCGATGTACGGCCTGAAATATTGGCATCGCAACGGCAATACCGGAACGATGGCGGGTATCACTCGCGCCAACTACCCTGGTCGCCTATCGACGCCTACCCTGAACGCAAATGGTCAGTCGTTGCCGCCTTCCGTCGCTGCGAAGATCGAAGCTATCCGTATGCGGGCATCGGGTGACAAGAACTACATGCAGAACGACAAGGGAGCCTTCTGGTATGCAAATCCGGCCCAGGGCGCACAGTTTGCTTCCGACTGGTACAACAAGTACACACCGACCTACGAGATGAAAGGCGACAACGTTCCCGACATCGCAAAGGGAATGCAGAAGACATTCCTCGGCGAAGACGTTCTGTGGTCTACAACCGCCGATCTGACTCGCGCTGACCGTGTTCGTCCCAAGGATTGGGTGATCGGCGAAGCGTACACCATGCGCCTCAAGGATTTCGGCGAAGGTCTGCCCATCGTTCCCGTCCCCGCTCAAGCTGGCGGTTTCGGAACCGGTTGGACGTACCTGAACTCCAAGATGTTTGCATGGGAGCAGGCGTTGAACCTCATCTGCACCGATCCGAAGAGCGGCTTTTATCTCAGCAGCCTGCCGTCTATTTCCCTGACTACGGTTTAGTGTTTTCAGTGACTTACTAGAGTAGCCTCCGTGTTATAATCCAGCCTATGGATATTAATGCGGCGGCTACAAAGGTTTGCGGGCGGTGTAAGCAAGACAAACCGCATGATGAGTTCTACTACTTCAACGGCAAGCCCTATGGAAGATGCCGAGAGTGTAACAAGCAATACGGAAATGTAAACCGTAATCGGGCGCGAGAGCTATACCGACTGAAGCGCGGAGAGAATCAGGAAGTTTTCAAGGCCAAGTACGAAAGCTATCTTGAAAAGCAGCGCCAGAAGCAAGCAGAGATGCACGAAAAGGAATGCTCGAAGTGCGGGCAAAATAAACTACTGACAGAGTTCTATATGACTCGCGGTGTTCGCGGGTCGCAATGCAAAGCATGTCAGGGAGAAAACACTAAGGCTTGGAGATTGAAGAACGCCGAAAGATCGCGAGTGTATACGGCTATTTATCGCGACCGAAACCCTGAGAAGTATAGGATGGATGTAGCGGGAATTTCGCTGAAGCGAAGATCCAAACTCAGGGGAATAACTCCCGAGCAAATAGTAAAGATGATTGAGGAGCAACAAAACTTATGCGCTATTTGCGGACAGCCCGAATCTTCCAAGCAGTACGGAGTTCCGAAGCAACTGGCGATAGACCACTGCCACAAGCATGGACACGTTAGAGCTTTGCTCTGCCATCTTTGTAACGCTGCCCTTGAGCGAGTAGAGAAGTTTCCAGATTGGGGTGTGCGTGCTGTAGTATACCTTGAGAAACACAGAAAACAGGAGTGACCACCCTTGAACGTGCCAGTCCATATCCAAAATGCCTTGACGCTCGCTGGTGGGCGGCGTCTGAATGGCGAACCCAACTACAAGTTCGTGTGGAGTGGAGACTTCACCTATATGCTATCGAACGGTAAAGGCTACGAACCGTTTCGTGTGGTAGCGGATGATTGTTGGCTACTAGTGAAGTATGAACTTCCTGAGTTTTGGGGCACGAAGGAAGAGTGGGAACTGAATAATTGGGAGATGGGAACGGTTGCGGATGGTTCGGGCATCGTCCACATCGAACCGCTCTATACTGCAGGGCCTTATCCATCCCAAGGCCGATACCGCAACATCATGCGAATCAAACGCATGGTTAAGATGACGGACGGCAAGGAATATCTCGAAAACTGCGCTCCGACTTTGCAGTGGGTCGAGCAGTATTTTCCTGGCGTTCGTGATTTCCTCAATCTTTCGACAGAAGAGAAAGCCAAGCATATAGCTGACAAGGAAGCAGCGCAAAAGGCTGCGCTTGCCAAATCTTTCGGCGATTCTCGTGAACTTTACCGAGGCATCGCTACCCAAAAGCAGATACGAGATAAGGAAGAGAAGATTGAACGCTTCCTGAACGATCCTGAGCGCGTCAAATCCGTCCTTCAGCAGACCAAAAGGAGCGTCAACTAATGGCACAGCAGTCCGTGTATCACAGCGATATTTCAATGGGGATGTCTAGGGGTGAGAACTCTGGAGACTACCACTTCGACCGCAACATGACGCGCAACCCTGAAAACATCGTGACTATTTTCACGGTAAACACGCGCCAGCAGTTCTCAGCAAGCGGTGGCGTGATGTTTGCAGGCCGCGCCAAGAATGAGCGTTACCGCAAGGTGGCGTCTATCAGCGATCCGAAGTATTACGTGGATGATCTTTCCATCGAAGGCAACAAGAACCAAAAGAAGGTCACCGCTGACGATGGCAAGTGGGTTGCAATGGATTGGCTGAACCCAGAGAATGTTTTTTCGCTTGATCAGAACTACGTCGTTCCGAATCAGGTTGATTACAGCACGAACCTTTTGGTGCGAGGGCTTTTCTTCATCGTTCGCCCCTATGATCCTGTCAATGGCAACATGGATGACAAGCCGACAGAAGAAGAAGCAAAGTCCGCTGAGGACCGCCTGCGGGAACGCTATACGCAGCTCACGCGGTTGTATCAGACCACGAACTCATCTGCGCCCGCACGTTTGCCTCTTATCCTGAACGAAGAGATGATCGACGCTTTGAACTTCGCAGGACTCAAGACGCCGCACAACACGGCATTGGAAGCGAAGACGGAATGCCCCACTTGTGGCGAAGTCATCAAGGCTGGGCTAAAGTTTCATCGCTCAGAATCTTTAGGCGTTATCTGCATCGAACCATCGGAAACTGGATGGAGAGCAGCGGTTGCCTCCGGTATCAAATCTAAGGAAGATGTACCTGAGGAGTTCCGCTGGAGTAATCCAGTAGGAAGACCCCGCGCTTCCTAAACGACCTTCTGGGCGCGAAATGCTACTCGCTTGGTCTGGTCAACTTGGCAGGTAGGTGAGTACCGCTCAGTCGTATATTTCTGGGTATTGGGTGCGAGAGGCCGCCAAATATGCTTCTCGCGCTTCTTCCTCCGTAGCGAAGACTCCCAAAGCAACATATTTCCTAGAAACGGTCATTCGAGCCCAATACTTTCCTTGCTTATTCTTGGAATATCCCTTTGGGTATCTACGATGGTGAACTTGCTCAGACTGCGAAGAAATTCGCAAATTTGCTTTTCGATTGTCCAAGGTATTCCAATTTCGATGATCGCCTGTTACCGTTTTGCCAGATATGCCTAGTATGAATGACTGCATTGATATCCTATGTTTTTTCCCATATTCATCCCTAAAAGTGGTTATCGCGTAATATTCCTTGGACAACGAAGCTGTCCATGTGTAGCAGATACGCGATCTACCTCATCGAGATCAATGAGAGAGAACATTCCCTGCGAAAGTGGAACGTAAGCAATCGAAGGCCCTATTACAGGTATGGGCTGGCGTGATACCTTGAAATTACGCACGGTGTCCTCCTAACGGACTTTGCGTCGTGGGTGCTTGAACACTCACTGCGACGTGCCTTTAGTATATCATTCAACACAGCAGGGCTGACCACCCCACATAGCAAACGGAGTGTAACGTGGCTACTGTAGTTGGTCAGGACGGGCTAGAAGGCGTTCCTTCGCTAGAAGACATTTGTCTTCTATATCGCAGCATCGTCAACGATTCTTTCGACAACGGCGCAGGCCAAATCAATACAGACGACGCGCCTTGGATGAAGCCGTTCCTCAACTCCGCGATTCGCGACCTGTATTCTGACCTTCGCATTGTTGGGGATATGCGGGTAGTAGTCGATAACTACCTTGTAAACAACATTCCTGCGATTCCAGCGGCCAATCCTGAAACGCAGGTCGCATTGACCTATCAGGGCTACTACAACGGCACAACTTGGAACTCAAACTTTCTGCTTCCGCCCGATCTGCTTTGGGTGATGAAACTCTGGTCGCGTCCGTCAAACGTAGGCGGCACGTTTATGCCCATGCAGATAGCCTCTGACGGGCTTTGCGGCGGCTATCAGGGGGATTGCCTGCGCGAGTACGAGGTACGCGGCCAGAACGAAGTGTGGATGAATGGCGCTTTGCAGAACGCCGATATGCGTATCCGCTACATGGCCGTGTTTCCGAACATCGTTGGCGATGCAATCGATTTCTCTACGACTTACGTGCCGATTCAAGATTGCACAAATGCGATTGCGTTCAAGATGGTCGCATATTACGCTCAACGACTTTCACCCGACCAGTTTCAACTCGCAGAATCGCAGGCACAGAAGTACACGAAGAAGCTAATCAGCGAGTCTGTCTTGAATTCACAGGCAAAAGAATTTCAACGCCAACCCTTCGGTTCCGACCACCGATAGCACTTAACCTCAACTAATGTTTGGAGGGCTTTATGGCTGCACCTACTTGGACACCCGTAACAAAAGGCGGAACAGATCAGACGCAGAAGTATTTCCTGCTTCGCGGAAATTTGGGACTTTCTGGAAATTACACCGCAACAACAGGTATTCCTATCAACTTCCTGACAATCCTCACGTCAACAGGATCGGCATACCTGTTGCCGCCAACCTATACGGGTTCTGACGGGCCTGGGCAGGGTGTCCCTGTTGTCGGATGGATTCAGGCAGTCGGTGGATATTCGATGTACTACGACACCGTAAACAAGTCGATTCGGATATTTAATGGAACGACTGAACTCACAACAGCTGCGCTTCCCGCTGCGCTGACGGCGGCTGGCATTTTCGCTGAATTCGATTTCCTGCGAGGCTAGTATCCATAACCTGTATAACAAATCGGCGGTTCTCCTCACGACATTCGGAGGTTTGGTGACATACGCGGGGCCGGACAGTCTACCGTCCGGCACTTCGCCGCGTTGCCATGATGTAGATTTCGCTGTAGGCAGCGTTATGTCTCGCAAGGGAACGAAGAACGTCTATTCGTTTGCCGATCTGCTTGTCACGAATCCGGGAACGCTCGGAGCATCTTCCACTTGGACAAATCCGCAAAATGCGGTTAGCACTTCTTTGTTTGCTTCGGCATCTGGCACTGATTCTGGTGTTCTGACTATTACGCAGTTTGCATTTGACGTAGCGAATCCGCAGACTGGCATTCAGGTAAACTTCACGCTTCAATGCCCCACGGCTTGTACGGCTACCGTCCAACTCGTGCAAGATGGGGTTCCGATAGGCACACCAAAAACTGCTGTTGCCGGCGCAGTGTCCCTCGGTTCGGCTTCCGATTTGTGGGGTGCATCGCCAAGCGTCAACAACACGACGTTCGGCGTCCAGATTGAGGTGTTCAGCGAGTTTTCGCTTGCCTCGTATCTGATCAATAATGTCTCGATTACCGTATACCTTGCGGGGTCAAGTTCCAATTTTCAGTATGTAAAGAGCTTTCCTTCCTCGAATGGCACATTGCGGACGCTCGCTATGGATGCCAGCGGAGAGATGTGGGTCGAAAACGTTTCGACTAACCCCGGTGTTCTTTCGCCTTTGCTGTCTGACATTCCCGCCGGCAGCTATGCGAAATCTACGACCGCTTATGACCGCGAGTACATCGCTTTCAGCAACCTAGCGACAGGCATCGATATTCCGCGTCAGTACACAGGCGATTGGATTGATCGAATCACGCAGGTTGGGCCTGGTGCGCCTCCATCGTTTACGCCGCAGGTCTACACCGGAAACACTTATGCGATTGCTACGATTACCCAGCCAGTCGCGCAAAACAGAACGTCTTCTTATTACCTGCAATCGACAGGGCCAACGACGCAAACTGCTGGCAATGTCGTCACGATTTTCTATTCTGATTCGACATTGGCGGGAGCCGATACCGATCTAGTCAATGCTTTTAATAGCGGCTTTCCTGTTTATGTCTACGTATCGTTTACAGGCTCTGGCATCCCCACACAAGGGCCAGTCGTAGCACAGGTGACCTCAGTGGGTCTGGTATCGCCTCCGGGTCAGCCTAGAGCGTTCTACTACTTCACCTATATCGTTTCTACGAGTGCGCCTGTCTACTATCGTGGGAGCACAAGTTCTTCATACACAGCGCACTATCAGCGCAGTCTTGCCACGTTGACGACTTCGGTTCCTGTTCCCGGTTTGATCGTTGGTAATACGATTACCGTGACCGGCGCGTCAGTGACAAATTACAACAACACTTGGACGATCACGCAGGATATCGATTCAGGCGCGTTCGTTATCACGCAGACTGTCGTCTCTGGTGGAACAGCAACGTACTCGTATGCCTTGAGTAGCGGCGTCGCACCTGTAGTGGGTCAGCAGGTCACGATCACCGGGACAAATAACGCCAACGGTGCGTTGAATGGTGCAAATCTTATTATCACGGCTGCTTCTGGGGGATCGACAGGTACTTTCTCCGTTAGCGTTTCGGTTCCCAACACGACGGCGGCGGCTGAGGAAGGCCAAGGCGTAACGGCGGGTGATGTCTTTGCCTTTGATCCAGGCGCAGCCCTTGTCGGAAGCTCAACAAATCCGATCTATGGCAATTCGACAGGCGGAAGCCTGATCTTTTCGGGAACGCTTCAATACATCTCAGCAGGTACGCGGCAGGGCGTCGTCTTTTTTGGTACGCGCAATGATGCCGAGACGTTTCCAAGTACGCCAGTCATTTTTACAATTCCAAGCAACACGAGTACGTTGGTCGCCTCGCAGATTCCTATTGGACCACCCGATACGATCTATCGACAGGTAGCCATCACTGAGGCAGGGCAATTGGGTGTACCAGGAGGAAACTTTTACACCATCGACAATCCTGTGACCTACACGGTCAACGGTCAGACCTACGTCAGCAATTCTTTCCGCATCAATGACAACACGACTACCAGCGTTTCGCTGACTTTTCGCGATTCCGATCTTCTTTCGGCACGTCCTATCGATGTACAGGGGGGAAATCTCTTCAATCAAATTGAGATTGGCAATCCTGCGTGGATCGTGCAGTACGCCGGACGGATGTTCTATGGATTAACGCAATCGAAGATTCAGAACTTCGTCAATCTCAGCTTTGATGGAGGGTATCTTTCAGGTTCTTTGCTTCCGCTTGGCTGGGCGATTGCTCCCAGTGCTTCAGGAAATCTCAGTCTTATCGATTCGCCGATCTTTGGCAGTTCGTTATACACATTCAACACGACTGGCTCGACACTTGCAATAGCAGGTCTGATTACGCAAACTGCGTATCTTGACTATTACGGGGTGCAGATCATCCGCCCGAATATGCTTTATTCGGTGCGTGTCACGGCTCGCTCTCCCTCTGGTATTCAGGGCACCACGTTTATTGACCTCAGCACTCAGGTAAGTGGAAATGATCAACAGTACGGTTCTTTTCAGCTTCCCACGTTGGCGACGACGTATGCCACATATACAGGAACGCTCCTGACAACGGATTTTGATGCAGTACCCGCTGCTCTTTTGCTTCGCGTCTATACGAACAACCTTCCTGCTGGCGGCGATGTAGAGATTGATCGCATTGAGATTTTCCCTACGCGCCAACCTGTAAATGAAACGCAGCTTTTGGTGAGCTACGAGGCCGATCCTGAAGGTGTAGATGGGGAATCAGGGCAGATCAACACGAACAGCGAGAACACGCAGCCGTGTTATGGTGCAGTCGTTATGTACGACCTACTCTACCTGCTGAAAGACCGATCGATGTACTACACGCAAGACTCTTCAGGTGACGAACCTGCAAATTGGGGTGTGCATGAGGTATCGAATAAGGCCGGGGCGTGTGGTGTCAATGCGTATGATTCGGGTGAGGAATGGATTCTTACGGCGAATCGCAATGGCGTCTACCTGTTCACAGGCGGAGAACCACGCAAGATTTCGCAAGAGATTCAGCAGGTTTGGGACGCGTTGAACTGGTCTGCGGGTCAGTCTATCTGGTTACGCAATGACGTGCAGGAGCGCAAGTTCTATATCGGCGTACCGCTGCCTACACCTAACTTCTGGCTGCCAGATGCGCCGGTCAACGCGGCTCCTACATTCCCGAATGTCGTTCTGATGTGCTCGTATGAAGGGCAGATGTCCGGTTCTGATATCACGGACGCCGCACCTGTATTCGCTACGCAATTTGGGAACTTGGATACGGCAGACCTTCGGCGCAAATGGTCGATTCAGCAGATTCCAAGCCCCTATGCTGATTTCATCACGCAAGCGAATGGCTCTGATAACCCACTACTTTTTGGCAATGGCCTCAGCAACTCTAAGATTTATGCTCTGACGGCTACCAATGACGATGGCGCAGAGATTCCGTGGCGTTATGTTACCTATGGGTTTGGAGACGAGACGGATGTACAGAAATACCCTGCTTTGGGTGCAGGTCGCAAGCGGTGGAGCTACCTCTTGGCGACGATTACGGGTGTCGGCAATGCCATCGTGTCTTTCTTCAGCAACCGCATCGACAGCACAACGAACTACACCGTACCCGGAGGCGTTGCACTGGCAGCAGATGACTTCGACCGCGAACGTCCTCTGAACATCCCTGGAAATCGCGTGTATGTGGAGTACAAGTCAGGCGGACTGGATTCGCAGATGGATTTGTCGCAGATGACGCTAATCGGCAGCAAGGATGTCTACAATAGCCTGACTGGAAAGGAATAAGATGGCTCAGCTAAGTGGAGGCCGCTTTCTCGCGCAGTTGAACCGCAATAGCCCTATGCTGGGGGCGTTGCTTCAGTCGATGATTGATGCACACAATCACACGTCTTCACAAATCGGTGTCGATCCCACAGGGCAGGCGTCCGCACCTCCTAAACCAGACGCCGTAAATGCCACAGTAATCGGGGAGCAGCTTCACCTGCGAGTGACGGACAACAATCCCACGAACCGCGCCCGCACCTACTTCTCGGAAGTTCACACCGATCCCAACTTCACAAGCCCAAAGATGGTGATTCAGCATGGCGCGACTCGGGATGCACAAGTTCAACTGCCTACCTTGAACGCCACTGGCATGATGCAGCAGTATTACGTGCGTACGTACTCACAGAATCCAGGATCTCCGCCTTCGCAGCCGATTGCATATCCGACGTACATCACAATGGACAATGCAGGCACCACGCAAGGCGATTTACCCGCATCGGCAGGCAGCGGAACCACGCCAGCATCGGGAACGGTATCGGGGCAGGGATTTGGAGCGCAGCCAACGCGCAAAGCTACCGGAGTTATTCGGCAGGTCTAACGAGGAAGGGCAAAGTTTCCCGCAAACTTCAACAGAAAAACGAACAACCCTACCCAAAAGCAATCCTCAGCAATAACCTGCGCCTTTGGGTTGACGGAAATCGCATATACGACCAAACCGACGATTGCGATCAGAAGCGGTAGAATAATGAGCATGGATGATCTCCTAGTTCGGCCTTATCGGCCAAGTGATTTGATGCACTTTCAGCGCATACATGCGGCCTCTGGCGTAGATTATCGCTATCCTGACCTCGACAGCCCTCTATTCATCGCAAAAATGGTTATAGAGCGCAATGGGGAGCCTACAACGCTCCTAGCGGGGCGCGTGGAGTGTGAGAGCTACCTGCTTACCTCTGGCGCACCTCGTGAACGCTGGCACGACATACAGACGGTTCAGCCTGAATATTTGGCCGCGTTATGGTTGCAGGGAATTGATTCGACCTATTGCGTCGTACCACCTGAGATAAATCGCCATTTCGGAAAGCGGATGGCTTCTCTCGGGTGGGAGCCCACTAGAGAATGGTTTCCGTGGACGCGCTCGACGGTGGTATAGTTGAAACGTAATCCATTCGTGGCCTGACCCGCCTTCACCCTAATTGTTCCACTCGGAACATTTCAGCAGAGGTAAAGATGCGGTCAGGTGTTGGGCAAGCCCAAGGAACATACGGAACGGCGACAGGGAATGCCGCCAACTACGGCAACGATGCCAGCCAGATCAACGGCCAGCTAACGCCGTTTCTAACGCAACGCCTGAACAACCCACAGGGGTACTCTCAGCAGGATATGGGAGCCATGCTCGCGAACGCGCTGGGGTCGTCGGGTGGTTCGACTTCCGGAATCACTGGCCAAGCAAACCTCACAGCCGGCCGCACTCGCAATGATGCTGGTTTTGCGACCGCATTGGGTGATGCAGCGCGGCAACGTGACAAGTCCAACGCTAGTACAGCGGAGGGTATCGCCAGCAATGATGCAGGCGTGAAACTTCAGCAGCAGGATCAGGCAGCAAAGATGCTGCAAGGGCTGTACGGAACGGATGTAGGAGCGCAAAGCGACAACCTAAATACGGCTAACAGCGCAACAATGGCTGGTACGGCGGCGAATCAGACTGGGTGGCTCCAGAATGCTATGAATGTCATTCAGACTTTGTCCGGAGCGGCTACGGGCGCTGCCAACGCAAAGAAGGCTTTCGGCTAATGTCTACCCTTTCTACCTTCGGTGATGTCCGCAAGCAAGCACTTCTGGGGCAGATTGCACCGCCTCCGATTGCTCCAATGGGTGCGCCTGCGATGCCTGCACTTGCTCCTATCGTCGCCCCAAATGTGACAGTAGATCATCGCATGGATTCCAGTGCGGCTGATCCCCTAACTCAACGAGCGGGCGACATCACAGCTGATCTCTATAAGCGTGAGCATCCGGTTGCGCCCACGTCCGTTCTTGGCAAGATTGGCCATACGGCGGCAAACATCGGTAATGTGTTGGGTGACATCTTTGCCCCCGCAACGATGTCTCTCATTCCTGGGACGCAGTTGCACAATGAAGGCATTGAACAGCGCGATAAGGCCGATCTTGAGGGCATTTCGCAGCTTCAGTCGCAGGCAGATCAGCGCAAGCAGACGGAAGCTGCTACGGCATACACGCAGGCGCGTCCTCAAATTGAGCAGGGAAAGATTCAACAGAAACTTCTCTCGACTTTGGGCGGCAAAGGACTTATCGCGGAAAAGGACGAGGATGGTAATCTCACTGGTAACGTCATAGACGATCCAAACAATCCAGCATCCGCATCTCGACAGATTCACGATGATACGGAAAAGGCACGTCAAGACTATCTGACGGCTCAGGCAGACGTTGACCGCTACAAGAACGACCCTAATTCGCCGTTGTATAAGTTGGCAATCACCCGCGCCGAAATTGCTCGTCAGAATGCCAATGCAGCCATCACTCGCGCTCAGGCGTACTACGGCAATTACCTTGAGGGAGCATTCAATAAGGATTTGCACGGCAATGTTCTTCCAGGCGCACCTCAGATTGGAGATGGTAACGGTGAGTTGACGACCGTGGGAACTAAAAATGCTGCACAAGCTGTAAAGGCTCAGGCAAACTCCGCTCAGTTTGGAGACGTGTTCGGTGCGCTCGGTTCTCTCGAAAGCGCAGCGCATCACCTTGTGCAGTCTGGGGGGAAACTCAATTCTCCAGGTGTTGCCGCTGCCTTGTCTCAGCCTCGCGGAACTCTTACGCAGTGGCTTCAGGGTGAAGGAGCGAAAGCAAACCTTACGCCAGCAGAGCGGGATTATGTTACGGCAAATGCTGCCGCGCATGAAAACATTCAGGCTATGCGAAAGGCCGCTGGTGGAACTGCTACGGATTCGTCTGTTGCCAAGTTGGACGCGCTTATTCCGAATGCCAGCACTCCAGACCTAGACTACTTCCTGCGTCAGACTGGGCAGATTCGTTCCACGGCAAGTCGTCTTGGAAAGGGCGTTACGACCGTATCTGGTGGTCTAAAACTCCCAGCCGAAAACGCTCCCGCTGGTGCACCGAAAGCTGGCGATGTGGAAGGTGGATATCGGTTCAAAGGTGGCAATCCTGCTGACAAGAATAACTGGGAGGCGGTGAAGAAGTAATGCCTCAGCCTTGGGAACGTTACGCGGCGGCTACACCTACCCAGAATCCGTGGGAAAAATATGGTGCGCCTCCGCCTAGTAGCAATGATGTGACGAATGTTCAAAGCGGATCATCGCCCACACCTGCACCTCAGCCGCGTGGTTTTTTTCATTCGCTTTCGGATAGCCTCGGCACTACACCCATGCTGCATGATTTGTTGCACCCTGTAGAAGCGTCAAACAGAGATCGTGCAGATTTCACGTCAAACCCTTTGGGATACATCGGTAAATCTGCCGCTACCGCTGCGGGATTGCCATTGATTCAGGGAGTTTACGAAGGTGCGAAGCGCAGCATTGGAGAATTGAAACAAGCGGCAGATGCGGCCAAAGAAGGAAACGGGGCTGGTGTTGTGTCGCATGGCATCGGTGCAATTCCCATTCTTGGTTCTGGAATGACGACAGCGGCGATGCAAGCCCCTAAATCGACTGGTTCTTATGTAAAGGACATCAAGAATGTAGCCATTGACCCTAGCACTATGGGGACACTGACCGGAACCGCTATGCAATTAGCTCCACTTGTTCCCGAAGCGGCTGCGGATGCAATCACGGCAGTACCTAAAAAGATGGGAGGGATGATTCAGGATGCCGCAGTGGGTGACCGCGATGCGGCTGCTTTGCGTGGGTTGAAGGTTCCGAACGGCAAGAAAGTTCTGCCAATGCAGGATGCCGTCGAATTAGCGCGTCCTTATCTCCAAGGCGCATCGTCTCTTGAGGATTTGCAAGGGAAAATAAAGCCGGCAAAAGCAGAGATTTGGGCTCCCTACAAAGAAACTTTAAACGCGGTCGGAGAATCGCCCATTGCTGATCCCAACGGCAATCCGACGACACTTAATGCGCTAGAGCAAGAGCGTAAAGAACTTTCTGCGATGAATCGAGGGTTGAAAACCGGCGATCCAGCAGCATTGCAGCTCGCACAGCAAAAAGGATTGAGTCAAGCTGACGCCTTGGCGCGAGAAGAGGCTATCAAAAGCACACTTGATCCCGCGTTGCAGCAGTATGGCATCAATCCTGCGGAGATTCGCAAGAACTTTAGTGCAGTATCGCGTGTCGGTAATCAAGTTGCAGGTCGAAGCACGATTTTGGATAAAGACACGCCTTATGGGTTTGGGAAGATGACTAAGTTTGACATCACCAAGCCATTGCAGGAAATTGGAAACATTGGCTCTGGACTGCGTGATTTAGTTGCAGGCCGTCCGTTGATGGGTGGCAGCGCAACCGATGTAGGTATTCGTGAAGGATTTGCAAAGGCTGGCGAGAAGCCGAACCTCGGAAAGTTCAAGCCTTTGGAGTCGCCGGAACCCGCTGGATTGTTGGGCGATGGCGCAATTGCCGATCCGGGCGGTGCTGACTATACAAAAGGCGGCTTTCCGTCTCGTTCTTCTGTCGTGACGCCTGCACCGATGTCTCCTAAATTGCTCGGTTCAATTGCATCTCCAGATGCTCTAAGCGATGGACTCCCTGTAGGCAATCTGCATCCCGGAAGGGTTGGGGGTAACGCAAGTCTTAGGGTTGAACCAACGCAGTTCGCAGATCGCTTCGCGCCAACTTCTAGCGGACGCACTCTTATAGCGAATCCTGACGGGACAGTTCGACCAGAGCCTTTTGCTTTGCCTGCACCGCCTTCGGCGGCTATGTTGGAATCATTGACGGGGAGGGGCGCACCGTCAATGCGTTCGTTGCTTTTGAATGCGTTCCACACTGAGGCAGAAAAAGCAGCAGCAGCGCATGAAGAATCTCTCAAGGCGCAACGCCTAAAACTATTTGGAGGTAACTAGATGCCCTATTTCAACGCAGCCCCAGGATCGCCCACACTTCTCGTATCGGCCGGAAGCAAAACCTATTTGCTCGGCAGCATCGCATCGGACGGCGGAAATTTCTACATCACTAACGTGGCTTTGGCCTCGAATGTGGCAACGGTCACGGTAACGGGCTTTAGCGGCGTTCTTCCTGTCGTTGGAACATTGATTGATATCCGTGGATCGCAGCAGCAGGCAGGCGCGTTCAATGTGACGCAGGCACCAGTCACGGCGCTCAATCTTGATGCTACGGGAGCGGGAACGATTTCATTTGCACTGACGGGCGCTAATCTGGCGACGACGGCAGATAGCGGTACGCTTTCGTTCATTCCGCAGGTCACAGGCGAGACTGTAGTCGCTGGTTCGACTATCTCTGGAGCTTTGGCGCGGCCTTCGGGAGCGCGTAGCCAGAACGCAGTCTTTTGCCAACTGACCGCATCGTCTGGAATTTCGGCACTGACCTGCACCATGCAGGTATCTAGCGACAATGTGAATTGGACGAACACAACCGCTGTTCTTACCCTATCGGCTCCTACAGGCTATTTTGAGACGACTGCGCTATTTGTGCGTGGAACGCTTTCGGGTCTTACGGGTACGGGAACTGGCGCACTGCTTGTGAACATCTAGGAGATAAGGAATGTCGATCTTACGCCGCGATGATACTGTCACGAACACGCTTGGCAATGCCATCGCGGGTACGCTCGTCTATTATTTGACGCAGCCGACAAACCTTCCTGCTCTCACTCCTCTCGCTCCCGTTTATTCCGACACTTCAGGAACGACAGCAGCGAATCCGCAGATAACGGATGGAACGGGTCACGCGGTAGCCTATCTGAACGATGGACAGCTTTACACTGTGGTCTACGTCTACCCAAATGGAACACAGGTAGTGTATCCCGATCAATTCGTGGGTTCTTCAAGCGGTGCGCCTGTTCCGTTCAGTCAAGTTCCAACCGGCACTATTGATGGAACCAATCGTGTTTTTTCCATTTCGAAAACACTTAGCCAAGCCACTGTATGGCTTAACATACCGTTGATTCCTGGCCTTGGATTTACGCTTGTGGGAACCGTCCTTACATATGCAACCGCTCCGCAGCCCGGAGACTCACTTTTTGTTCAGGGGTTTTAGATGAAACGTATTTTTATCATCGCGATATTCTTGGCTGGTCTTTCTGTTTCATTGAAAGCGCAGACCATCAATCCAAATCAGATTCGCCCATCTACCACGAACGGTAACTGCTTAATCACGGTAGCGAGTGTATCGCAGTGGGGTTTGTGTGTCTCAGGGAATGCCTTCAATCTCACGACTACCGGCACAAACGGCGCGGCCACATATACAGGGGGCGTGCTGAATATCCCTCGTTATGACTTAAGTACGGGCGTATTTGCACCATACACGAATCCAACGCTTGGTCAGCAGAACTATGCACCGCTTGACTCTCCAAACTTTACGACGCGTGTTGTCACGCCTGAGCTAGACTCAACTGGAAACCCTCTTCAAATAAAAGATTCTATGGGTGTGTGCTTTCAAACCCAAAATGGTACTGAGGAGTTCTGCATTGATCAGTACGGTCAGACGTACTTTCAGTCTACTGGGGCGAACACGACATCACTTACCGTAAGAAACAGCCCAAACAATCCGAGTACGCCCCCAAGTGAGCCCATATTTGCGGTCACGGGAAGTCCAGGTCTTGGCTATGGAGAAGACTATTTCACCATAACTCCAGGCGGTAGCAGTGGTCCTGCAACAATCAATTTTCCCAGCGTGGCCGCACTGAATCTGCCGACAAACACGTACTACGGTGGTGTGGGTACTTCTTATATCCCCTGCACTCCTGCGAGCGGTACGTGCGGCAGCGCGGGAGGAAACACCAATTCCTCCTCTCTAACGACAAACACACTACCCAAGGCGAACGGTGCGAACTCTATCGTCAACTCCTCCTTGAGCGATAACGGTACGACTGTGAGTACGAGCGAGCCGATCGCAATGGGTTCGGGAAGCACAGTCAGCGGTTCGCCGATATGCACCACGACTACAGGATGCGGCAGCGCGGCATTGCAGAATCCAAACACAACCAGCTACAGCCTATCCAGCCCCGTGGCTGCAGCCTCGCTCAATATGCCTCACTGGCGGGCTGCGCTTGCTAGGGTGAAGCAGGGAACAGGCAATGCACGCGTTTGCATGGCGGGAGACTCAGAAACCGCTGGCTACCTAAGCAACAACACGGTCGGCGGCGGTACGAACATGACGTCATTTAACTGGCCTACTTCACTCGCGCATATCCTCACGTCTACGTACGGCGTTCCCGCGCAGTGGCAATCATGGGCTGGCGATGGCGGGCAGACTTTTGTTTACGGACGCTACGATATCAACGATGCGCGTATTGTTCGGGGCGCGTCCTTCAACCAGGACATCAATTTTACGAGTATCGGCATAGCTACCATTGCTGCGAGTACGTCTACCGCACCTATTACGTTTACGCCCGCGGACAGTAACGGCGTAGCGTGGCCTGTGGACACCTTCGAACTTTATTACGCTATCGACACGACCGAAGGAACAGGTACAGCGAACATCGACGGAGGAACCGCGGTGCCATTCACGGCGACGGGCGCGGCTGGCATAGGCAAGGTGGTTCTTACGGCTGGGTCTGTAGGAACTCACACGCTGAACGTTTCCGAAGTGACAGGCACGATTCATTTGATAGCGACTGTGGCTTACAATTCCACTACAAACGCCGTGATTATCATCAACGCGGGTAGTGGGGGCTCAAGCTCTGCGCTTTGGGCTGTGAACACCAAACCATATTCGCCATCGTCGTCGGCCATTTATGCGGCTCTTGGCTGCGATCTGACGATTAACTCGTTGGGTGTTGGAGAAACGCAGTCGGGGTACTCGCCCGCAACGTTCTCGTCCAACATGGCTACGCTGCTGGCAGCGGAGAAAGCGGGCGGCAGCGATACCGTGCTGATGAGCTTCTTGCCTCAAAATACGACAGCGGCCACGCCCTCGAATCAAAAGGGGATTCTGGATGCAACGCGGACATTGGCCTCGGCTACGACTCAGAATAACTATGCTGGTGTTTCGATTCCTTTTGTCGATCTAACCTCGGTCTTCATCAGCAATGCAAACGGCGTGGCGTTGGGCTTGATCCAGCCGACGTCCATTGATTCCACAAACACGCACGGCACGGCTGCGGGCTACTTTACGATCGCGAAGCAAGTGGCCGCTGTTATCGCTCAGACGCCATCCACACCCAGCAGCGATTACGCTTACAACAGTTTGATGAACTACAACCCGTACACAGGCATCCTGCAATCGTACGTGCCGCTTGGCAGCGCAAATCCTGCTTACCTCTACGGAGGGGGATTTGCGCTTACCGCATATATGAACGGATCAACGCTTGATTGGTATGCTGGCGAAGAATATGGCTCTACGTGGAGAGCTTGCTATGAACCTGCGAACAAGTGCCCTCTCAACGTCAGCAACAATTCACCAGACGCCCTTTTGTACGGAGACAGCACAGGCCTTCATTTCGGCGCTGCCGGGGCTGGCAACCTTAACATCTTCCATTCGCTGCCCGAGGGGTCAATCGTAACGGCTGCATCCACCATTGTTCCACCGATGGAGATTTTTCACCTTACGGGTACTAGCACCGTGAATGTTATGACGCCGCCTGCGGCATACGGCTACTACGCGGCGACTTACAATCTCTATTCTGGCACCCTTGATTTTGTCGCCGATAGCGCGACACCGTTCGCGGCAGGTACGTCAATAGGCTCTTTCGCGACAGCGTTCACGACCGCTCCGGGTATGACTTATCGCTGCGTCTACACGGCTTCGACTGGCCTTTGGTACTGTTCTGCACCTGAAACATGCTCTCTCCCATCCGTTTGCGTGTTGGCAAAAACCGCGCTCACTCTGACCGCAAGCAGTGGCACTGTGACGCTATTTACGACGACCTCGGATGGCGAGTACCGCCTTACAATCGACCCAACTGTAATTGTGGCAGACTCCACAGGCGCCGTAACGACATCGGCGGTTTGGACAAGCGTAACTGGAGGTAGTCCTTACGGGATCAATCTTTGCGCCTTCGCAACTACGACAGTTGGAGCCAACTGCTACGCGCCCACTAGTGGAGGTCCAACAAGCGCAACCTTCCGCGCCGTCGCTGGAACTCCCATTCAATACGCGATCCAAATTACAGGCACAGGGTCGCACACAATCAAAGCGTCCGTGGTGCTTGAGAAAATTAGCGATCAATAGATGTTTTAGCGGTGCTTGCAGGAACACCGACCGCCAAGAACTATAACATCAGCACGTACTAAAACGGCTCAAGGTGAACAATCTTGATCTGAATGGCGTTTTAAACTAGCCCAGCAAAGGAGAGCAACTGTGGCAGAGCATCTAAGCAAGGAATACCGGGAAGAGGTGCAGCAAATAATCAACTACACCCTAGCTACAGAACTTCTACCAGCGATAGCCGAAATCAAAAACCGCATTGTGGCGATTGATCGCAACGGTACAGGTACGCGCCCCGGTATCTTGCAGCTTCAGGATGTAGAGATCAAAAAGCTACAGGAAAGCCAAAACAGGCTTCAAGATGGGCAAGTGAAAATCGAGAGAAAGATTGACGACTATCACAAAGACGCCACCACTTGGAGCAAGAAGGATGTCATCAAGTCGATTGCCTGGGTGTGCGGGACAATCATCTCTATCATCGCAGTGATTTTTTCCTATTTGCAGTATCACAATGCTTTCCACTCGAGTGAGCCTCTATTCACTCAGCACTCAATCACAGCGGATAATTCAACCAGTGCAGCAAATTAAAAGGAGATGCTTATGCCGGAAACACCCACAAACCCCGCACCTGTAGAGCCAAACCCCATCATCGGAGGTGGTCACGGCCCTCTCAGCCCTCAGCCAAATCCCGCGACGGAACCCATACTTCCCATCGAAGAAGCTCCAGAAGTTGATGTAGACTAGGGCAGCAATACATCTCACTATGGAGACTTGCATCGTGTTCAGCGAAATTCTAGGGCTCAAAATCGTCGCTTGCATTTACGCGGCATACAGCAATGTTGTTGCCGCATCCACTACATACAACAACCCGTACACAGGACTTGATTAGGAAAGTCGCCCCTATACAGGGGCGTGGATTGAAACTAAAATCATTCCAGCCCTTCGTTAGCAAGGGGAACCAATGTGGCTTGCCGGCGGGGTTCAAAGCCTGCCGCCGATTTTCAAAGGAATTGCTATGCAGCCATCCCCCGCACTAATTCACTTCGTTACGCAGAAGGACATGGAAAGTTTCAGCCCTGTTGCATATGACGACGGTGGTGGGGTGTGGACGATTGGCTTTGGGCATACTTTGGGCGTCAAGCAGGGTGATACCTGCACGATGGAGCAAGCGCAAGCATGGTTGCAACAGGACATGCAGCCTGTTTTTGAGGCGGTCAGCGCGAAGTTGCTGAATCCCTCGCAAAACGAATTCGATGCCTTCTGCTCCCTCACATTCAACATCGGCGTATCCGCCTTCAAGTATCACTGCTCCGCGCTTACTTCGTTCAACAATGGGGACAAGAATCTTGCTGCCAAGCAATTCCTGCTTTGGAACAAGGGTACGCAGCATGGCGTCTTTGGCGTAGTCACTGGCCTTTGGAAGCGGCGTATGTGCGAGGCGATCATATTGCTTGGCCAGCCGTGGCAGATTAGCAACTTTGCTCTCGAATCGAATCCCAATCTGAATGCGGCGACCTTGACTCGCTGCTTGGAGAACTACGCATGACTTGGAACCAAATCAAAGCCAACTTCCTCAGCAGCCCGAAATCCACAATAACCGGCCTCTGCGGTGCGGCGATTGCGATCATCCTTGCTGTGATGGCTCTGCCTCCGAAAGCGTCCGCTGGAGTTATTGCAGTGGCCATTCTTCGCGCCCTGGTGGACTTCAGCAAGACCGACGCGGGTAAGGTGGTAGTCACTAGCTCGGCAAACCCTGAGCCGCACCTAGAGCCATCTACAGAGGTTCCATTGAATCCAGCGGCAACACCTGTAGCCAAGGAATAGGC